CCTGCCCCAGACACTCGGGACGTTGATTCACAGTGCTCTGGCCTAAAGTATCGTTTGTGTCGTGCTACACAAACAAACTCGAACGCAATCACTGAATTTGTCAGTTTCGCTCAATCACAGATTGATTTGATGCCGAAATTGGATTCAGTGATGACCCGCGAGCAATGGTACAATGATAGCCATTATTCTATGGCCGCGATTCGTCGATTGGAAAACACCTATAGCAATATGGGTGGATTACCGCCCTCGCGGCCCGGTTCCAAGCAGAGTTTTACCAAAACTGAGCGTTATCCCGGTTATAAGTACCATCGGTGTATTAATGCGTGTACCATGGAGGAGAAGGCCTATCTTGGCCCAGTCATGAAGTCCGTGGAGCATGCTGTTTACCGGTTCTTCGCGCGGTATCTGCTCAAAGGTGTGCCTACACATGAGCGTGCGCGAGTGTTGAACGCTAAGTTTAGCTCTGGCCACTTCTTAGGCTTGGATTTTTCGGCCTTCGAATCTGGTGTCTTACGTGAGTATGCTGTTGGGATTGAGTTTTATCTCGTACACCACTTATGCGGGCATTTGTGTCCAGCTGAGTGTGCGTACTTCCTACGGTCGTGTTCGTCGCCCCGCCATTTGGATTATGGTAATTGGGTCGGTACTGTTCACCACGGCCGATGTTCTGGAGATCTCAACACAAGCTTCTCAAATGCATTGATCAATTTACTGATGGTTCGGTTTGTTTGCTTGCATTATGGCTACGACCCCATCGGTATTGTGGAGGGAGATGATGGGCTGTTCCAGTTGACAGGCCCCGCCCCCACAGCGGATGATTTTGCTGATCTGGGATTTTCAGCCAAGATCGAGTTATTCGATTCAGTTAGTGAGGCAGGTTTCTGCAAGATGAAGTTTGGTGATGACATGGTGCAGATTACTGACCCGATTGAGCGCCTTGTGAAATTCGGTTGGACGAGTTCCAATTCCGCGTCGCATCGCGTTCGTTGGTGTCTGTTGTTCACCAAAGCGTTGAGTCTGAAGGCAGAGTATCCTGATTGCCCAATCCTGGGGCCCTTTGCTGACTGGATCGTTGAGTGTTGCCGCAACTCTGGTGTCAAATTGACCCGTTATTTCGAC